TATTCACATTCTTGGTTTTAATAACCAAGCTTTTCAACTGCTTCAACTTGTACTGAAAGCCACACACATCGCACATAGCGATGGCATTTTTTCCAGATGCAAAACGATTAGGCATGGCAATTATTCTTTAAACGATTTTGCCAAGCAGGTATAACTTGTAAATTTTCTGGTACATGAAACCCAGAAACAGTTTTACCTTGCAAAGGTACGATGTGGTCAACTTCATAGCTTAAACCACAATCGCGTAGGCCATTTCGATAACGGTAGATACACTCCATTTCAAAATAGTCTATTGGTAACAGCCACACAGGTGTCCGCTGCGCTTTCACCGCACGATATTTCGCTTTGTTTGCAAGTATTCGTGCTGAGTTCTTTTTGCGAGTTTTGCGTGAAACTTCTACATATTTTTCAGGATTTCGTTCCCGCCACCGCAACGTTTTCGCATTGACAATATCTGGATGTTTTTTGCGATACCGCTCGTGTTGTGCGGCTACTTTGTCCGGGTTGGCTGCCCGCCATTCTTTAACCTTTTGATACGCACGAGCACGGTTTTTCGCAGCGTATTCACGCTGATAGGCTTTCCGGGCTTCTGGATCTTTATGCGGCATTAGTAGCCACCCAAGAAGCTCTCACGTGGAACGAACCGCACCGCCGCCTTCTCTCGGTCCTCACCCGCCGCGAGATCCCACGCTTCGTCATACTGAGCCTTCAATATTTGCACACGGGCGTCAGCACCGGGGATCTTCATCGACAGCATATAAGCCAAGCCTGCAACCATACAGGGCAGGAACCGGAACGGGATATCTTGCCCATTCACGCCTGTACCGGGGTCAAACATCCGCCGCAACCGCGTGTAGTACAGCGTCCACGTGGTCGAGTTGTCAGGCTTCGGCCAAACCGTAAACTGGGGTTTCACCACCACATTATCTGCACCCGTAGCACCCGTACGCCGATTGATCCAGATCTGGATCGGGCGACCCGTCGCATTCTTGTTGGGAATGGACACGTAGGTACTGGATGAAATGCGCGAGATGTTGATGTCCTGCTGGTTTGTGCCAGACCCAGTACGGATCACATGGTCAAGCAGGTCAACGGTGTCAGGCTCAAGGTCGTATGTGCCGACGTTGTAGGTCAACGTCTTGGTGCCTTCTTCCAGCGTCCAGAGGTTGATGCCTCGGTTCGACCAGTCCATCAGGAGCAGGGCAAGACTACGCTTAGCCGTACGGAAGTCATAACCCGTACGCAGTTCAGCACCGCAACGCTCAAACGCCTCTTCGATAATCGTGTTGAGGTCGAGGTTGAAGTCTGTCGTAGCTGTAGTCTTGTAGGCCATTACTTCCTCGCTGTTACCACATCGTCACCCTTGGTGACGGTAACGTGATCGCCTTCCACATCGACCCGCATCGGCATTTCCTTCCGATCCAGTTTATCGAGTTTGGCGATGAGTTCCTTGATGACCGCAAACTCAGGCTTGTCTTCCTTCTCGCTTGCACCGGCAATACCGTTCAACATGGAGATCAGCGCAGTCAACGACGCGCCAAGCAACCCCATCACAGCAGCAATCTTCTCCCCATCCAAGGCAAGACTCGACACCACGCCGATCACAACGATGATCGTGATGTACTTGAGACCATCCTTGCCGATTGCCTTGCCAGCAACATCTTTCGCAGATGACTGAGCCTCAAGCCGATTTAACTCGGCCTGAACCTGTGCTTTGAACATCTCAATGTCGTGCGGCTCAGTCATCACATCCCCCGCCGTCTATACGGCTTCACTTTTTCTTTGACACCTTTCGGCTGCGCGACGAACTGCTTGCCTTGGGCTTTGCCTTTACGTTTGGCTGCGGTGGTTCGGGCATATTCTCCGGGGGAAAGAGCTTTGATTGCAGCTTCCGGAAGATACCTTTCACCTGTGTCAGAAGATCGTTTACCACTTTTCGTCCTCCACTTCTGGGCAGTCCATGCCTTTAACGACTGCTGCGGAGCCTTCATGACTTGTACCCGCCGCCCTTTTCCTTGTACCGCTTCGCTAGCAACTGCGCCTTACGCGCCGACCATTGCCCTGCACCCGTGCCTTGCGTTGCCGAAGCCTTGATTGACTCAAACAACTTTTTACGCATACCCGGCTTCGTATAGTTACCGGCTGCGTTGACCTTGCTCTTGACCTTACCGCCCTTGGCGTGACGGATGGGACGATCAGTACCCTCAACAATCTCGTTATCCCCCCGCCGTTTGGCACGAGGAACCTTCTTGGGATTGATATCACCCATGCCTCGGGAAGCCATCATCGTACAAACCTCCCACGGCCACGGCCTTTTTGAGCGATGCCGTAGCCACGAACTTTGTCTTTAACCGCGCCGCCTTTACGCATAGCAATCTCAACTGGACGGCCGTCACGCCCAATAAAGGCATTACCAACCCGGCTAGGAAGTTTATTAAAAGCGGTTTTAAGTCCTTTGTCTTTTGCGTCTTTTATCGTTTTTTCAACTACATCCTTAACGACAGCAGATTGGCCTTTTTCTTTTTTAAGTTTTTCAAGGCGTTCTACTTCTGCTTTACGTTCAGGGTTATAAAATTCGTATTCATCTTTAAGAACAGTTTTGTCTTTACCTTTTTTAAACCCTGCTCTACCAAGAGTAAGTTCAATATCTTTTTCTCTGCCCCATTGAGGGTCTTCGTTCAAGACAGGATTAATGTTCTCTTTATTTTTACCGTAACCAATACTGGATTCGCCCCTTGCCGAGGCTTCTTCGGTACGCTTTTTTAATTTCGCCAACTCTTCTTTAGTTAAATTTTCTTCTGTGATGGGTCGCTTACTACCCGCCAAAGTAGTCAAAAAAGCTCTGTAATGAAGAGGTACACCCGCCGCACGCATCCCACTTTCAGCAATCCCTAAAGCGCCTTCACCTAATTTGCGACCAAACGACTCTTCTTGTTTTGAAGAAAGGGGTTTGGTTACGGTTTTAACAGCGGCCTTTGGAGCCGCTTTAGTTTCAACAGGTTTGGCACGAGGAGTTGACGGAGCTACTTTTGATAGTTCGTCCTCCGCCAATTTTGTCTTCGGCTTCTTGGTTGAAGTAGTGTACTTCTCACCGCGCCAAGTAAAGGTTTTGCCTTCGCCCAGTTCCTTGCGCTTAAGAGCAAACGCTTCGCCAAAGGACATGTCATCAATCGTGCGATTCTTCGGCGCACGACGAGCGTACGAAGCATTATCCGGGTTAAATACACCCAGACCTTCTTCTACGATATCCCCTTCAGCGAAGCGCCGCACCCGTCGCATGGTTACACCATTTTGCAGCGGGTCTTGCCCTTCTTGGCAATGCCATCAGCACGGCGAGAAGCAGAAGTAGCCATACCGCCCTTCTTCATTCCCTTCGGCTTTGCACCCTTCGGTGCATCCTGCATATCAAGGCTCATACCCGGAGCAGCCATCGAACGGCTGTGGATACCACGAGGACTTGTCGGGCCGTATGACCCGCGAGTTTTTGGACCGCTGCTCATTAGCAATAACCCCCGCTACGCATTTTAACTTCTTTACCCTTGGTCTTGCCCTTCTTGGCAATACCATCGGCAGCTTTGCGGTAAGGACCGCTAACTTTGCCGCCTTTCTTCATGCCGTACTCTTTCTCTTCGTGACGGATCATGGACTTCGGAGCGCCTTTCTTTTTCATGAAAGCCACTTCCTTCTTCATCATCGCTTTTGACTCTTTCACGGAGCCTCCCTTTTTGTACACAAGTTCGTCCGGAACCGGACGGTTAACAGGCGTCGGAGGCTGCATACGCATACCGCCACCCATACGATCAGCCATAGCACGGCCCATACGGTCTGCGTTCATACCGCGACCCATAGCACGGCCAGCACGGTCCATCATCATTTTGCGATTCATCATTTGGATTTACCTTTAAATAAATTTACCGCGTGTTTTACCACGCTGAGCTATGCCGTCTGCACGGCGAGATGCGGAAGATTTGACGGAACCGCCTTTGCGATAAGAAGATTCATCCGACTGAGGGCGGGGTTCATACGGAGATCTATTGGAGCTTTTATAAGGAGCGGACGCGGGCGAAGTTGCTCGCAGTTTGTCTTTCTTCGACTCCGCTTCTTTAATGCGTTCTCGCATGGCCTTGTCAGCCGCACGTTTAGCCGCCGGGGTTCGATACATCCCCTCTTTAACTGCGGCCATTACCCCAGAGCCAGCCTTGGACGCACCACCGGGAATTAAAAATCTTTCCGGAGAAACGCTTTCCAACCCCTCTTCACGTTCACGATACTGGGGGTTGCGTTCTAGATACTCTTGCTGCCGTCTTCGTTCAATCGCCGCAGGTCTGCTCATGCCACCGCCGCGAAATTTCTTGCCTTTATCGGCTTTCATAAACTCTTTGCCGACCTTTTGGGAAATACCGAGACGCTTGGCTGCCTTCGGGTCATTGGCAACCAGAGCCATCAAACGATGTTGTTTACCGGATTTACTTGGCATTTTTTATAAGTTGATCAATCTTTTGATCCAACTTCTCCAATCTGTCGATCAGTTGCCTCATATCCTCTCGGACTTCAGCGCGGGTGATATGGTCACGCGCAACCTCTTCCCGAGTCTTATTTAGCAGAATGCCGAGCCTTTGTAGCTCGGCAAACTTTTCTTTAACCACAAACCCAAGTACCGCCACGATTCCCGTAAGAATCATGTTCCAAACAAGCATTTCCATGTGTCAGCACTTCCATGCACGTAAGGATTTGTTGATACGGGAATTGGGATCATTCGCAGTCTTGGCGCTCGTAAGCTTTCGCTTCATTCCCGTCATCCGGGCACAGAATGATTTCTTACGGGGACCGCCTTCAGGCTGCGGAGCCTTCAACCCCGGCTTACCGGGATTAGCCCGGTTATAGGAAGCACGGCCTTTGGCATTCAAACCCCCTTTGGGATTCTTGCCTTCGGCACGTTGCCAAGC